TTCTGCAATTGCTTTTAGCTCTCCGACCTTTAATGTGTCAAAAGACATTTATTACTCCTTTTTCTAGGTAAAACCATTATAGCATTGTATAATTAAAATGAAAAGCCCCCAAAATTAATTGGGGGCTTTTCCGAGATTAATTCCTAATTAGGAAGCAACCTTAACGTTCTTTACAACTACCCAAGCGTCTGCTTGCTCAATTTGAACACCAACACGAGTATACATTGTGTACTCGATTGAGTCCTTACGTGGCCAGAAGAAGCGGTAAACTGTTACGTCACGCTTTACACCAATTACCACGTTGTTAGGGAATGTCAAGTGGACATCTCCGTGTGATCCTGATGGGCTTGCGTATGAACCAGTCTGTGTCTCTGGAAGAAGTGGAACTTCAACGATTGGAATACCAAATGCGTATGGAGCTACATATCCTGCTGGACCACCTAGAACAGGAACATCACCACGAATAATGCCAGAGGCAATATCTTGTGGAGTAACGTTCTGGATGTTCTGTGAGTTTGAGTACAAGTAATCTTGGATCAAGTTTGATCCTGCAAGGAAGCGAAGGTCTGTACGACGCTGCTTATACTTACGTGGAAGAGCCTTAAGAGCTGAGTTGAATACAGCACGAGAAATTCCCGCACCTGCTGCATCGACTACACGACCAGAGGTCTTAGCCTTCTTGACTACACCGTCGAATGACTTGTATAGTGCATCGCTTGAAAGTGCTGTATCACCGTTAAGAATAACATCTTCGATGTCATTTCCTGCCTGTGTTGCCATCAAACGTGCAATGTGATCTTCAAGATCAGCACCTTCAATGTTGTCTTCTAGAGACTCAGTTGAAAGTTCCCAATCCATGCGAAGCTTCTTTGTTGTTAGAGAGATCTTTGAGAAAGTTACAGCTGAGTTAACACCTGTATTGTCTCCTTCGGATGCAAGCTTAACAAGCTTTTCTCCTACTGACATACGATCAATCTCTGTTGTGTCTGACTTCATTCGAACTGTACGTGCGACTTTTCCAATTACGGTTGAATCGAACATATAGTCTAGGAAGCGAGCTGATTGTTCTGGATTTAGAAGACCACCGTTGCCGTTTTCAGACGCTGTGTGTACTCCTGCTCCACCTGTTGTTGATGCAAAACCAGCGGTGGCTGTTGTGCCTGCTGCAATTGCTTTTTCTAATGTTTCATTGCTCATTATAATTTCACCTACCCTAGTTAAATATTTCGTTTACGGAACCGAGGAAAGAACCGTTCCATTTTGATTTGTTTACTGCTGGTACCGCAGACCCGCCAAGGTCTGAGGACTTCTTAATTGCTGTATCGCCTTCTACGGCATCTACACGCTTTTGAACACCATCAATGGTGCCCTTTATTTCTGTTACAGCTGCACTTAGTGCGCTGTGCTTTTCTGCTAACTCTGTAATTTGAGCATTTACGCTCTTGCTAAAAGTCTCTACAGTTTCTTTAATTTCTGAAACCTGTACTGCATTTGCCTCTGTAGCCTTGCTAAGAGTATCTGCAAAGAATCCCTTTAGGTCTACTAACATTTTTGCAAAATCAGGCTCTTCGTTTTCTACTGCAGTTTCTGCTTGAGGAGCTTCAACCGACTTAAAGACATCTACAGAAGCAGAGTCTGCATCTTCCACTGAGTTATCAGCGTTTGGTGCATCTTCGACAGCAAGAGCATCAGATGCTACTACGGTCTCTTCAACGATTTCTGTTTCTGCAGTTACTACTGCTGAATCTTCAGCTATTGCGTTTAGTTTTTCCACTTCATTACCTCCTTGTACGTTTACCTGTTTTGCTATTGTTTGTGTTTCAGGCAACGGAACTCTTGACTTCTTGAATGAAGCAAGAATCTTATCTATCTCTTTTGATTTGTTTATGTCTGAGCTTTCAACCCAGCCAATTAGCGTAGCTTCTTTTCCAGTGACTGGAGAAGAGTATGTCTTGTCTGTTGAGATAAAAACAGAATCGCTTTCTTCACAATAAAAAATATTTTCTGTAACTACATCTGCTGCCATGCCCTTAAATATAAGCTGGCCGTTCATCTTTTCAATTGAAATAATATTGCACATTTCGTTTGCTGGTGAATCAACAATTGAAAGTTCAATTAAATCATAATCCTTAATAAATCTTACAGTCTCTCCTGTTGCCTTATTCATTTCGTTGTCTGACTCTTTAATCTTTCCGCCGATTGAAAAACCTGAAAGTGTTCCGTCTAAAACTTTTTCCCAAGTATCTTGTGCGCCTTTTGAAATGTATGATGTTACATAAACGCCATTATAAAATTGCTTTGACTTTTGATCGTAGTATGTTTCTGGCTTAAAAGAAACTACTTTACCTACAGCTAAAGGCTGATGCATCTCTCTAAGATTTCCTCTAAAGTTATCAAATGCTTTCATGCTTGCTTCTGCTGTTACAACATCACCTGTTTGATCTACATTATCAAGTGTAGCAAACCCAGATACAGTTCTATTTTCCCTGTTCACCTTTGTAAACGGGACAGCTAAATGAATGTTTTGGCCGTCGGTGGACCACTGGGCTTTTTCAATGTTCATATGCTTAATTTTATACTTGTCTATCTAAAAATGCAAATAGCAGTTGATTAGGTTTAGTCAACCTTTTTGCCATCTCCTTTTGCATTTCTGCCTTCCCCGACTTTATCGGAAGAAGCGGCAGATCTGGCAGAATCTCTAGCCCTAGTTTTTCCAGCAGTTGCTTTTTGATCGGCAGCTTGCTGTGGCTTTAATTCAACCATTTCATCTCCGCCATCTACAGGAATCATTCCCTTTCTGATTCTAACTTCATTTGGGGTAATTACCTGCATTCTTAAATATCTTTCGTCTATTTGTGACTGGGTATCTTCATCAGTCAAAGTTAGCTCTTCGAATTTAATTTTTAATGCATCTGTCTTTTCTTCAATTATTGAATTAATTCTTTTTTCAAGTCTCATCTGAGCTGGACGACAAACCTGCTCTTTGAATGTTTTGTCTGCGTCTCTAGCATTTGCAAGAGATACGCCTTCTGGAACACCAATTTTATTAATTGGAACTCTATGTGCTAATAAGATTTCATCTCTATTAGACTGTCTATAAATATTAAATGATGACTCTTGAGCACCAGCTTCAACTGGCTCCATTTTAAACTCAACTTTATTATCTTGAGTGTCGGCTGGTAGAGGGATATATAGTGATCTGTGGTTCTTTCCTTTTAATCCAACCTGGAAAAACTCAAGCAATTTTCTTTCTGACTCTGGAGAAAGCTTTGCTCCCTTAACTGTAATAATATATCTTGGGACCGCCTTATTCTCAAAGTAGTCTAGGTTATATCTACCAGCAAATTCATTTCCAGCAAGTGACATCTGGGCTGCTACAATATCTGGAATGCCATAGTAATTATTCATCGGAGTATACTTCTTTAAATGAATAATTTCATTTGGACGATCTTCCATATCTCCAATTGGGTTTACTGTTTCTGTATCTCCAAAGTTTCTAAAGAATACCGCCTTGCCGTAAAGCAATTGCATAAATCCATCTCTAAGTCTTCTTACACGCATTGTCTTAGCTGGTATGTGACCAATATATCCAATGTCTCCGCCTGTAGTTCTACCAATTTCAAGGTAACCGTTACCAGTTGCCTCCAGATCCGTATAAACCTTTATCAAGGTTTCAGTAAATGTATCCTCATCGTTTGTTGCGTCTAGCCAATCTTGAAGATCTTGCTTTAACTTATTTAATTTTCTACGAGCTCTGTCTAGCTGCTTGTCATCTGTTATTGCATCAATAGCATCATTTGTTTTTCTGGTTTCCATAAAAGAATACCCAAGGCCAACAATGTTTGCAACCTTAGCATTAATAGCTGCGTAGTTGTATGTTGAAACTTCATATATTTGAGATAGGTATTCTAGATTATATACTGGTTGTACAAGATCAAACATTGCATATCCAGTGACTGCTGATTGCAATAGGTTCTGCTGTGTTCCTGCTCCGTCTTTACCAGTAAATGATTTTGCAAAATCTCTATTTACTTTTCTTTTAAAATTTGTTCCTAGACCTCTTACTTTTTTAAGGTCATCAATACCGATGGCAAATGGGTCTACGTGTTCTTTTTCTTTCTTAAATGAGAATAGGTCTGAGCTATTTTTAACAGATACTTCGTATGTATCTTCTGGTCCGTCTTCTAAAAATTGTGTCATTGAACTGCTCCCCCTCTTAACATTGAGTCTTTATACACACCAATATCTAAAGGATCTGGTGTTAGTCCCCATTTAAGTCTTTCGTTCTGATGTTCAAATTCTTCATCATCAATTTTTCTTCTACCAGAAAGAAATTTAGGCTGGCCTTCGCTAATTCCATAATGTCTAACTGCATCTGCAAGTGCGGCAATTTTAGATCTATTGCCCTTTGTGGATGTTATAGAAAGAAAATTTCCATCGTCATCGCCGATCCATCGGCCATCTGGCATTTCCCATACGTATATGCCTAGGCGTGTTTCTTCAATGATTTGACTTTTTTGATTTAAGATGTCCATATGTTAAACAGTTTACCATTATTTCTAACAAAAGTCCATCTTCTGTCCTAGCCCATGACAATATTTTAAATATATTGTAGCCTAGTTGTCAAAAGATCTAACAAAATACGCCGTATTGTCCTGACCAGTAGCACTTTCTTGAAAAGTTACGCCTGGGTCTTGGACAGATATTGAGTTGTCTGAACAATATAACTTGTAGTTTTTTAATGCTTCTGAGGCTGTAAATGCTTGTTGGTAGAAAGCAATGTTGCTGTAAACATTTGATCCGCCATAATTGAGTTCATCTTGACTTTGATTAATTTTAATCCCTGTTGCTGCGGCATTTAAAACCACAATAACATGGTGAGCTACACCGCCTAATAAAAATTGGGATACGTTTGTTGAAGAAGTCCTATTAACTCCATTTACGTATATTGCACTAATTCCAGTTTTAGATATAGATCCATTAGCCGCCCAGCTTAATTGGGCAGAAGTAGAAGAAAACAAAACATTTTTACCAGGCTCTGGAGTAAAAAACATCTCTACTGTTCTTGGCTGTATTGCTAGATCAACAGAGAATCCGTGTCCTGAGTACATAGAAAGCCCATTATATTTATTTTGCATTCTTACTGGATAATTATAATATCCCAAAGAGAAGTCGTAGTCTGAGTATATTTTGCCGCCAGCATTATCAGAATAAAAATCTTTATTAGAATATAGGTCTATCTCTAGTCTATCAAAATAAGGCAAGTCAAAAGAGGAGTCTTCAGTAGACATTGTAATTCTTATGTCTAGTATGGGGCCAGATAAATTTTCATTTTTATTAAAGTACGGTAAGGGAGAATTGTTTTTACAAGGCTTCCATTGTTCTCCAGGAACTTTAACCTCTACCAAAATATTTTCTACATCTTGTCCGTAAGATATTCTAGATGAAACAATACTTTCTGGATTTGGCACATAAAGCCTATCTTCAAATACAAAAGTTTTTTCTTCTGGTAACTGTGTCTGTGCAAATTCTATTCTTTGATACACTGGATTATAGTAAGCATCACCTGAAACTATTTTGTCTAAAGAATTTGCTCCAGGATATCTAAAAGATACTGCTGGCTTTATAAATACAGAGTTTAGTGAAAAAAACGTACCTTCTTGTGAATAAACAATTTGTGAGTATTTAGTTTCTTTGTATCCAGCTGCATAATGATTTAGTATTTTTGAATCATCTAGCTCGTATTTATAGATTGCCGCTGAATCTACTAAAAATCTTTTCCCTATGTTTGCTGGGCCTATTTTTAAACTAATGTCTTCGTTTATAAACTTAAAGCCATCTGAAATAAGTTTTTCAGAAGCTAAGACTCCATCTACATAAAGGGCTAATCTATTTTTAGAAAATACTCCAACTAAATGCATTACTTTGTTTCTAGATACTTTGTGCCATACTGTTTTCTGATCAGTGCATTTAAATATTACATTTTCATTTTTGTAAAATAGACCTATTTTGTTTAGAGAGTCTCCAAGTATCATATATTCATTTAAGTCAGAAGAGTCTGGCTTAAACCATATTTCAAATGAAAATGGGCTGTCTGGATTTTTAGATGTGGCAACTCCAAGTGCCTTTAGAGATAGATCTACATTGTCATTAATTTCAGTTCCTCTAACTCCCGCTCCAACTATTGGAAGCACTTCCATGTCAGAAGAATCTAGTGCATATCCTTCCATTGCATTTCCAGAATAATCTATTATTGGAAGCCCAGATATAGCTGCATATGAAACGCCATTATCTCTTAGATCTGCATAGGTTGCATATAATGTAGTTAAATTGCTGTAAACGCCAGCTTCTCCAGAACGAACTTCATCTAGCAAAAAAAATGCAAGTGGGTTATCTTTTAAGACAGTGTATTTATATGACATGTCTTACTTCTCTTCTAGTGCTTTAACTCTCGCTGTAAGCTCTTGTACTGCTTTAATTAATGGAGCAATAAATTGGTCATATCTAAGTCCCTGCATAGAGTCTTCTTCTGACATATCCATTTTTACCCAGCCTGCAAAATCTGCAACTCCAGACTCATCTAAAACTGTTTTTACTTCTTGTGCAATAAGTCCATAGTGGGTTCTTGATCCAGGAATTGAAACAATATCTCCGTCTACTATTTCTTTTCCGCCTTCAATAAACTTATAGCTTACTGGATTTAGATTATTAATAAAATTAAGGCCTAGTTGAGATGATGTAATGTCAGTCTTTAGTCTTTGATCTGATGTATTAATAGTTCCAGTGTTTGAGTATATTGTTTTCCAAAATCTATTTGAGCTAACTCCATTAGGAACGTCTGTTGGCTGACCAAGATTATAAAGGTTGTTTGCAATTGGATACCAGTTAGAGTTTACGCCAAATCCTGCTGAGGTTGGTATATTTAAACTTATTGTTGTTGGCACTGGATCTATAGTTGCGCTTGATCCAGGAATTCCTTGTGGTCCCGTGGCACCCGTGGCACCCGTGGCACCTCTTGGAATTGTAAATGCAAAAACGGCATTTGCAGACGTGCCAGTGTTGGTTACAGAAGCGCTTGTTCCAGCTGCACCTGTTGTAGTAGTTCCAATAGCTAGAGTGGTTGGACCCTGCGGGCCAGCGGGCCCTTGCGGACCCTGTGGACCTTGTGGTAAAACTAGATTTAATGTTTGCGATGGGCTGGTGCCAGTTATTGTTGCATTAGCTGAAGCTCCGCCAACAACGGTACCTATATTTAAAACATTAGAAGGGCCAGGCCCACCAATAATTCCATCAATACCTCTAGGCAATGTTAAGTTTAATATAGCATTAGAAGATGTTCCAACATTTGTAACTGCTGCTGGAGTACTTGCGCTAACGGTGGTTACTGTACCTATTGCTAAGGTGCCTGAAGGGCCCTGTGGGCCTGGATTAGCAGCAATGAAGGTTGCAATGTCAGCACCAAGGTTTCCAAGGTCTCTAGGGACGTCTGGGGTGTCTGTATAGTCTGGAAATCTCCAGCCGTTTACTCCTGTGCTCATTTTTTTATTATACCACCGATCTACTTAATATATACGTGTGCTGGGCTCATATATCTGGTGCCAGAAATAATTGGCTTTACTTCATGAATATATGGCTCCTGCGAAGGAAACATTATCATGCTTCCAGCCTTTGGCTTAACGGTAACATTGTGATTTGGAAAGCTAATTTCTCCGCCTTCGTAGTCGTCGTTTATATATGCTACCAAAGAAAATGCTAGATCTGCATTACCATCTTGTCCGTCAAAATGTGGACCCATAGACTGTCCTTCATTCCAAGCCTTAATAGTGGTGTTATCTAAATTTAAATTATATTTACTTTTATCTAGCTTGTGTCCTTCTAGGTATCTATCGGTACACATTTCAAATGCCATTAGAAAGCTATTTGCTATATACAAAGTTTTTTTATCTACCACATCTGATCCAGTAGATTCTTTTAACTTAGACTTATTAATATTTTTCGTTTTCCCGTAAATTAATTCTTTGTCGTCGCTTGCTGTCCAATTTTCCCATTTAGATATTCTAGAATAAGACTGTGGCTCTTCATCAATTTTGTCAATAAATACTTTTAGCTCTTCTGGAAAACTTAATGCATTTTCCCAGTACCAAATTTGT